ATCCATTCAACTTCGTAAACTGGTAATAACTTATAATTATATAAATCACCTGGATCACCAGGGTATCCAGGGACAACAACTTGTCCACTTGCTACTCCCTTTATGTCACCTTCCGCTAAAGAGTGATTATGTAACCCAGCTGATGTTCTTACATAAGTATAGCTATATTCAGAACAATGTTCATACAAATCTTCTAATTCACTTCTACTGTCCTTAGTTAACTCTTTACCATACTAATTGAGTATTTGTTGTTTTGTCATCCATTTTCGATGAACGATTCTATATGCATCAGTAATATATGGAGATTCTGGGTTTCTATCTGGAAATATGTTCATAGGATTACAAACTTCTATTACTACATTATTTCCGTTAGGCGAAGGTTTAACCCTAAATACAGCAAAACCAGATGTTAACAAATCAAGTAACATCTGTTGCTGTTTATTCTTTAAGTCTGTTTGCCTAGACTGAATTATATATTCAATTACATTTTGAGCAGCAATCTCGTATTCACTAATGAAATTATCATTAATTTCATCTTCAATTTTCTGCATCTATTGTTCCATTCCCTTATCTTCCTAAGGTTGTTCGCCTCTTTGGAACTACAAATTAGCATTCTGTATTTTGCTCTAGTAATAATTGTATAACTGTTTATCTATTTCAGCCTATAAATCTTTTTGTATTTTAGAAATAGTTGCAGAATCTTTACAAGAAACCTTAGGTAGTATTGGTATATCTAAGTATTCTCCAATTAAAGCATCTATATGTTTTTTGATAAGTGGAGTAAACTCAACAGATGTAGGATTACCTATACCAAAGTTCTCTTCAAGATACCTAAACTATTCTGGATCTCTTTTTCCGTTATAGTAGTTATAAGCTTTCTATAGTTTCCATTTGTCGTAAACTAATTCACTTATAGCTCTATCAATATTTTCTATTATATAATCATCATTTCTCGCAGCAGCCATGACTAAAATATATTTTTTGTGCAGTATAGAATTTTACTCGATTATAACCATTATGTGTCAATTCATCCTTTACAAAGTTTAGAAACTAATCTTTGTTTCCTTCCATAGCTAATTCTATTGGGCGTTCGTCCTTATTTAAAGGTAAAATTAATTTATATCCTAATAAACTTCCATCCCAACGTTGTAATTCTTTCACATATAATGGTCTTGTATATTTAGCTTCATAAATTTGTTCAATTAATTCCCTAACTGCTGATTCTAAGTCTTTCATATCCATACATATCTACAGTATATGATTGATTTGTAAATGTTTCCTAAATCTAGAAGTCACGTTGCTGAGGAATTATTCCTTTATGTTTTATTCCTCTCTCATCAACCCAGTATCCAAATGGTCTAAACTTTTCTTTATCAGAATTATCCATTTTCGGCTAAACAAACATCAATTCTTCATTTGCTAGCATGGCCATTCCTAAAGCAGCTACCATATCAAATTTACGTTTATTCTCATAAGAATAGGTAGATAACTCATGTAATAGTTCTTTAAACCATATTTCACTACAGTATTCATCAATATAATCAGATATTAAATCTAACTAATGTCTAATAACACTTTCTGTGGCTGGAGCACCAAACTGACGGCTCTTTCCATTTTGAATATCAGATTGACAAGATCTTGGTCTTCTCATTAGATATTTATTCTCACATTTTTTCTCTCTAAAGAACTATAGTATAGAAATTCTTGTAGACTCAAGACAGGCTTGAGCATTATAATACTATAGTAATTTTAAACATATTATGTGAGCATCTTTAATTTTCTAAGGCCTATCTTTATAATAAGCCACAACCTGCGGCGGATGCGTCCCAAACATCCTACGAAGAATAACAACACAGAATTCTGATGGATCTTTTGTGTATTCTGAGGTATCTTCTCCTCCCATATCAATTCCATCAATCCCTGCTACGTAAAGATTAACGGGTACTTTTTTATTATCATCCTCTCTAGGTCTTTCTAATATGTGTACCTTTCCCTCAAGTTTTGGTGTAAATTTAACTCCCTCGACAAACTCTTGTCCTACTTTTCCATCCTTAAACTTGTAATCAAGTACACCGATTTCTTCTTTAGGCCCATTTCCCATTAGAATTTGAGCCATCTAATCTGCAAGTAGAACTTTATTAAACTGATTCTCACCTTCTAATGCGAATGCTTCATCTGGTGTAAAACAGAACTCAGCACATTCAATTAAGTATGCTTTAGGATCGTATAATAAAGATTCTCGCTTTTTTTCTCTAAATTCTTTAGCTTTTTTAGTATTAGTAACTCCTCTATGGTCAATATAGCCTGGAGCAGTAACAAATGTAAAAGAAGGAATAAAGAATCCACTTAATATGTATTCTCCATTTCTAGTATAATTATGACGATATGGTAATACATTAAAACCTTGTGGATTATAGAACATATCACTAAGGTCACCCATATAGGCACCATCGCCACCAGTTCCCCAGACGAATCTAGTTCCAATTTTATTACCCATGACTTCTACAAGAGCGTTTCCTTGAATATATGTTTTCTTTAAAACTGGATTAGAACCAGCCTCTTCAAAGAATAATCGGTCAATACGATCACCACGAAGTTTACGAGGTTTATCTACTACTTTTCCTTCAATATCAGATCCCCAACTATCTGGAAGTTCCTCACGTTGTTTATTAATTTTGGATGCTTTCTTATATAAGTCTGAGTTATATTTTTGTCTCACGTGGCGCATACCGCCCTCTGTATCTGCATTTAAGTTGTCTAACTAGAACCAGGCTTTACCTAGTACGTCGTCTAGATGACCTTGAGCAAAAGCAGTATACACACAGTGAGCGTTTCTTCGAGTTGAATAAACACCAACTCCTAAGGATGCAGCTATTTCTGAAAATCCGACAGCACGGCTTTTTACGGCTAGCACATCATGCCTAGTATATTCACACATTTCAATATAGTGGAAATACTCATATTGTTTGCTTAGAAAGGCAGGATAAATTTTACCACGACCCTGACCTGTCTTTTCTACCTATGATTCTGGTAGTTGATAGTAATTTAAAAAGAAGTAGTTATCTCCAGTAATTCTATAACCATGAGATTCCATTCCATTATTACATCGATCATATTCTCTTTTCCAAAAATCGTGGTATGCTTTTGTTCTTGGTGGATATGCACAATACTTACCAGTAGCTAATTTAGTATCCCTGGCTTCAGTAAACCAAGACGGATCAAAGTCCAAGCCTCTTTCTTCATCAATAGGTCTATACTTGGTTAACTCATATGATAAGACTGGATCAAAGTATTCAATAGCCTAATCCTTAGGCACATCCCATTTTATTTCTGGTTCTTTGAATAAAGACTCTCTTAACTCTTGTACTTCCTAAGAGAACTCTTCACTTAATTTCTCTACTTTCTTTTTACGGCCTCTTGCCATTATTTCTATTTTCCTTTACGTCCTTTTTCAAAATCAGCTTTAGTAGCTGGCTTTGTTTTTCCATTTGCATATCTATAATATGATGGATTTTTGCCATCGTTTCTCACTACTGTATCAGCAGGTTGTTTTGTTCCTGGATATTTATGAATATTAGCAGTCTAATCTTCATCCCAGTTATGTTCTGTTCTTGTTACTACATTAGATGTAGTCTATTTCTTTTTATTTACATTACCGCCTGGCTCCATCTTTTTAACTTTCTTTGATGATTTACCACCACATTTAAACATCTCAAGGTCGGCTTTAGTTACGCCTGCAAAGTCTTTAAAAAATTCGTATTCTTGTGTCATAATTATTATTGTGTAAAATCATTATATAAATATGGTTCTTTTCTTTTCTATACAGAGTTCTGAGAATTAGTCGCTGCCTTACCTACAGTTCCAACGTATACTGCTTCAGGCCACATCTTAGTTATCTTTTTAGTATTATTTAAAGTCTATTCTGCTCTAACTGCATCTCTTCCATATTTTTTAGCCTATTGAAAAGCTTTTACTTCTGCATCTTTAGCTACTGTAGCTGCAGTTCTATTACTTGCAGCAGCAACTCTATTACCTCTAGCTGCTGCAGTTTTAGCAGCTCTCATATAATTATTAGTGGCTCTAAAAGCCCCATTAGCTCTCTGTATGGCTTGTACTCCTCTAACTCCAGCTTTAGCAGCTCGTGCTGTCTTAGCCGGAATAGTTATAGCTGCAGCCCCAGGAATCAATGTAGCAATGTCTAATCCAGCATTTAGTCCGAATTTACCTAATCCCGACCATGAAAATCCATTATCATATAGATCTTTTCCTGATTCGTATGTATAATAAAATGGAACTGCTGCTTTTCCAACTTCTTTTAGTACATCTCCAGCTTGATGTTTTGGTATTAATTTCATAATTAATCAAATGCTCCAATTTCTACATTACCCATAAGACCGTTATCTTGTTCTTGTTCACGTTTATATAAAACTTCAAGTGTTTTTAACTATTCAACTACATCTGAAACATTACTTAATTCAGCCATTACATCTTTAGTTTTAAATATTGGTTTACCAGAAACAGGGTCACGTTCCTATAGGTCTAGTGTTTTAAAATAATCTGTAATCTTATCTACAACATCTTCGGCAGCTTTAATTAACTTAAGAGACCTAGAACTACTCTATAATTCTCTATACTTTCTACAAGCGGCTCTAAATGTTGGGTCTGTCCATTCTTTTTCTGTTAATCTTGCATCCTTCATTGCCTCAGTATGTCGTTCTTGCTCAGTATAGTCTGAATAAGGTGAGGCCCAATCACACATTAACCATATATAAGTAAGTTCTCGATAAGCCCTAGATCGTTTACTGCCTTTAGGATCTTCTTTTGTTTTATTTCTTGATAAATCCCACAAGGCAGCAAACTCTCTTATTAATAATATCTCAGGCTCATTAATAGTTACTTCATTAGCACTATTATCAAATAAAAAGAATTTCATCTTTTATTATTTAATTTATTTATATAAGCAAGTTTAGCACCAAGTTTTGCCATTAATGGACTCTATAAACCAGCTTCTACCTATAGGTCCTTAATAACTTCTGGTAATTGTTCCTTTTTTATTTGTCCTGAAACTACTCCTTTTGCATAAGTCACAGCTTTTGTCTTAAATGGTTCTAGTTTTTCTTTTGGTATCTAACTTAATCCTTGTTGAACTTTCTAAGTAAACTCCTATTCGTTGTCGGTTTGAATTCCGAAAGCTAGACCAATTAACTAAAGTGCTACTTGCTCTATTTGCTACTGTTCATTCATTGTTTAATTAATACTAAATCCTTAGTGTTAAATACTGCTTCTTCTAAAGCACCAGAAGTTGTGAACCATCTACACTTAATTCCAATAAGGAAATCTTCTCTGGTGTTATTGTCTTTAAAAGTTCTAGTCTCTTTCTGTACTACTAACATTACAGGCTTATTAGGTAACTCCTATCTTATAGTTACTATATCGCCTGGCTAAAAATAAATTTTCTCATTTTCCATATTATTCTTTCAATTTTGCGAAACGAGCTTTTAATCCCTCGTTAATTACTACTTGAATTTGATTTTCGGCAACAACCTCAAATCCTTGTCTAAAGAAGGGGATAGGCACTCCACATGCTCTACGGTAATATACCACATCACCTTCTTTTACATACTTACACGCTGGTCCAACTTCAATTACATCTGCTTGCACTGAGAAGTTGTACTCATTGTCTTGTTCACCAGTGTCAGGATTCATAAATGAACCATCAGCAACTGGAATAATAATTCCACCTTTCTCCTCTAACTTCTCAAAAGGATTCTTTTCATAAGGTCTGACTAGAACATAATTATTAATAGGAACAATCTCCATTGAGTTCATCTTTTCAGTAACCTCTCGTCCTTTTTGAAGTTCTCTTTCAATATTTTGCTTTACAGCATCTGCAATTTCCTCATTCTTTTTATTGTAAGCTTCAATTGCTGATTCTTTTGTAAGTTCATCTAAGCTTTGTGCTCCTGCCATACTAACGGCTAGGTCGCCACCGAAATAATTCATTTTACCATTATCCATATTAAATCACCATTTACCTAGTGGGCACTTTGCGTATTCCAATCTTGTCTTAGCACGCAATCTGCAACCACATCCACATTTAAATCCATCTCCTCTACTTTCTCTAATCTCTCCAGTTTGTAAATTTACACATCTCCTACTATTACAAATAGGACCTAATACTGGAGTTTCAGTATAAATAGGGCACGTTTTACAAATAGCTAAACGTGTTTCACTCAAATTATTATTTTGTTTGAGTACTTCCTTAACGTGCCCATCCAATATTGCACTTACACCCATTATTATATATTAGTTTAATGTCTCTTAGTTATTTAAGAAAGACACTCAGTTATTAAAATTCTATAGGTTTTCTATTTCGTGCGTTTTCCTCTAGTATTATCTTTCTCTTATAATCCCTACACATACGCTCAACTTCGTCCTTTAAGTATTCTACTTCATACTCTGTTTCTCCACCATTATGATCAAAGTGAATGAGAATTAGTCTCTTAATCTTAAAGTCTGGATTAATTTGTTGAAGCATCCAAGCGTATGTTGATAATTGTAAAGTATAATGCATTTTATTGCAGTCCATTATATTATTAAGTGGATACTGCATCATTTTATTTTTCTTTGTTTTAGAGTCAAAATAAGATTTATCATCAATAGATTTGTTCGTCTTATAGTCTATGATTGTTATATCATTTCCGTCTTTAATTAACAAGTCTATTTGTCCAGCTAGTCTAAACTTCTTATCTTCAGATACTCTATAAACAAGATATTCGGGGAATACTCCTTTATCAATATCGAGCAAGTCTTTATTTAAATCATCTAAAGATTTATTAGTATTAACATCAAACTTACCGCCAATTCCGAATCTTTTTAGGTCTGTACTTTTCTTTCCCAAGAATAAATTTTCCATTTTACTGTGGATCTTTGTTCCACGTTCACAAGATTCAAGGTTTGTGCGCTGCCATTCATCTAGAATATTCTGTTTGATTGCATTAAATTCATCTTCGGTAAAATCATAAGCATCTAACATATATGGTAGATTAATCTTCTGTGTTACTAATAATCCTCCCTTTTCAAACTTAAATTGCTCTTTAGTTAATAGTTTTTCTAAGGCTTTATATCCTGCCCAAAAATCTTTGTCAAAAGGTTGTTCATATTTTCCAATTAAAGTAGTTACAGATATAAACTTACCATCATCATTCCAATACAAATGCTCTTCGTCATTGTATTTTACATTTCCATTTTGTTTATCAACTTTCTTCATTTTCACGAGTTTTATTTACATGTGCATTATAATCTAATAAAGAAGCTAAAGGCTATATAGTTGGATATATAAGTCTTCTAATATATTCTAAATCTACTGATGTTACTTTATCTCTATAACCTATAATTAACATTCCTACAGGTTCATGAACTCCAATTATTGGATAAAAACAAGCAGTTTTAATACCACTATTATGCATTACCCAAACAAACTTTGGAAACGATCTCATATATCGGTCAGAATCCTCTAACATAATATATTTACTTGCATTAATCTTTTGAATCTCCTCTCCATAATTTAAATAATCCAGTTCTTTCCATTCTTTCATACATGGACGAGATTCTTCTCCTTGAAATTTTTCACAAACCGCAGTTAAATATTTATAAGATAACCCGTTGGAACTTAATAAGGTATTGTGATAGTTTAGTAGAATTACATTACTTGCATTTACATCAAAATTAAGTACATTCTAAATATATTTATTAACTTCTGGTGTTATATCTACAGTGTACTATTCTCTATCATATTTATCCTACTTCTCCGTGTTTTTTGAATTACTTAAAACACGTTTTACCCCTGTAGCTGTATAATTGCCAAAGATCCAAAGCAATAAAGCAATGCACACGAGGCGTACAACTTCAGGAGACTATTTCTTAAGCCAACTATATACGGCATTTAAAATTTGTAAATTCATCTAGCGTTAGTATGTTCAATTAATGTATAATTTAAAATATCTTTTTTGTATTAACATGTACTTATTTTTTCATTTTCACATACGTTGTATATTCTTTTGTTTCTGTGCAAAGATATTATTAATTTTGCAAATAGAAAAATAAAATTATGTATATATAAATAATGTATAGAAATATGAATAATTATAGTAATTTTTTAAGTAATTTATAGATTGCATATCAAAATTTAATCTCAAATTTAAATAATGAAGTAAATTTTTATAAAGGCGGATCTAAGATACATATTAAAAAAAAGAATAGAGGCAAATTT